GTGTGAGATTGATTGTGGTTAAGTCAAGAGTGAATAGATTCACACCTTCGTTAACCCATTTAGTTAAAAGTAAATTAAGGGAACGTCTAGCTGTTACTAAATCGTAACCCGACTTAAGTTCTAATCCGACGCGCTCATGCGCCTCTTGTATTATCTCAGCTATGTCTAAGCTGAATGTATATGTGCCAGAAGTTGCCACGTGCCCCCCTTACTAACAGTAGATAATTGTTACTGAAGTAGTAGCTGTTAAATCTAAATATACTCCATCTTCAAATAGTATACCATCTTCTGGTAATAGCATGCTTAATCCGTCAGCACCAAAACCTGCTTGAAATTTTAAAGTACCTGACGTACTTGAACCATCATATAACTTGACAGTTGATGAAGCGACACCTGCTGCTTGGATTGATTTGATTCTTACTCTTCCTAAAAAGTTATCTGTAGCATTTACAGCTACACCAAATCTTCCATCAGTAGTTCTGGTGGTTGCTTTTACATCTGATTTATAACCCATTATAAACTCCTTGTTGTGGGGGAGTTGCCTCCCCCGTTAATCATTACGCTTCTTTAGCGAAAGTTCCTCTAACTTCAGTAACTTGCCATGCTACAGTTCCATCAAGTGATGAAATTACAACATAGTCACCTTGTTTAGAAGTTGACTTAGTATTGATTAGGTCTTTGTTATCTGTTGATGAACCAGCATATGTAATACCGTCAGCAGCCGCAGGGCTGATTGTTAAAGCATTAGTTCCGTCTGGAGCATTGTTTACAAATTTAAAAGAGTAACCAATAGCGATTGCTGGTAATGTAAACACAACTCCGTCAGTTGAGCTTACAAATGTTTTACCTGAATCTGCTGTGGTAACAGTGTAGTTTGAACTTTTAGTTTCAATGTTTACACCTTCTTTACCTTCTAGTACTGGACCAGAAAAAGTTGTTTTTCCCATTGTCTATCCTTCCTTTTATAGTCTGCTTATGCAGTCAATGGTTGTTGATACTGGAAGGGGGCACCTTTATGGATACCCCCAATCCGAATTAGTGATTAAGCACCTTGGTTTCCGTAGACACTTCTCCAGTCAGACCAACCGAAGCTGTATCTTTCTCTGGCTTTGTATCGTACATTACCTGTTTCAAAGTCACCTTCCATCTTAGTATTCATAGCTGCTCTGTTGAACATCTTTGTACCGTTAGGAGCGTCAGTTCTAATGAAGAATGCATCAGTGTCTGTGAATCTGTGGTTCACAAAGTATCCACCAGGAAGCATACCCATAGAGTTGATCGCATTGATGTCATTGTCAGCAGTTGCTACTCTGTTTGGAGATTTCATTAATCTCTCAGCAACAAATACTAATTGTCTTGGGATGTGTAAGGTTCTACCTTGAATAGCAGCTGGTACACCTTTGTCATCTGTTAGACCAGCAATATCAATTAATGCTGTTTCTAATGATGTCTCAGATAAGTCAGCGTAAGTAGCTGGTCTGTTAGAACCGTTGCTACCGTTTTGTAATGGGTGTGCATTAGAGATTAATGGTTGACCATCACCGCCTGTGTATGAACCGCTGAATGCGTTGTTATACACGTTAGCTGCTGTAAGTTGCTTAGCAGAAGCCATTGCTCTTGCTAAAGCTTTAGTTAGTCTGGTTGACAACTTATCATATAAGTTATCTTCCATAGCTTCCTCAGTTAATGAGAATGCTAGTGCTACAGTCTTGTGAGTGTATCGAGATACATAACCTTCGCCTGAGTCAGCGTAAGCTACTGGTGCACCTTCGAACTTCTCACCTGCATTACCAAAGCCTGGGAAGAGTACTTCTTCTTCGAAAGCTCTGTTGGATGTTTCCTCATCGAACAAGACGGCGTGTTCGTTTTCGTATCTGTTATATTCAGTTCCGAAAATCGCGTTTAGCCCTGGCTCCAGTTCTTTAAGGATTTGTGCTCTTGATATAGCCATAATTTATCCTCCTATTATATTCCTGTTACGCCAGTAGCGCCTAGTCCAAATTGATGAGTATTGATTTTCACCAAAATATCCATAGATGTTCCAGCTGATGTGAAAGAATCATCTAACTCCGCACTACCTAATACAGTTAGTGGGAATGTGTTAGTTGTGTTCTTTGTGCTAGAATCTGCTACAAGACCTGATTTGTGTGTGATAGCACTACCTGTTGGTGATGCTACGATTTGTACGTTCTTACCTACGTCAGCAGCTGCGATAGCTGTTGTATCTTGGTCTGCTTCGATTTGGAAGATGATATCTGGATCATCATATACGTACACTTTGTATTTGTCTTTAGCTACAGTTGAAGCTGGAATACTTCTGACAAACTTAACTTCACCTGAAGCGTTGTCTACGTATTCTGCTCCCCAGAAAACACCTACTACTGCGCCTGGTGATGCTGCTCCCATATCAGTAACAATGTTACCTGCTGAGAAAGTCACGAGATCGCCTTCGAAGAATGCACTAGGAGCGGTAGCAGCGATTCTGTAACCGTTGACACCACTAAAGTTATTGGTTCTTACGATACCACCTTTAGCGTGCTTAACTGGCTTTAAACCATATGCCATGTTTTACCTCCGTTGTTATTGTTATGCAAAGCAGAGGTAACCAAACGATTAG